CAAGGGCACAACATACAAGGACTCAGCCTAGGCGGTGGCGAACCGTTGTTGCAAAAAGGCCTGGAACAGTTCTTAGACTACATTGACGCCAGCAAAGTCAGTGTGATGATCACTACCAATCTCAGCATGGATCTCAACAACAATGCGATCTACCAACGTCTAAAAACTTGGCCCAACGTAAGCTGGATGATCAGTTTTGACAATGCCAATCAACACAAGTTTGAATATGTACGACATGGTGCGTCATGGTCTCAGTTTGTTAGCAACATACAAATCATGAAACAAGATGGGCAGAAAGTTCAAGCACATCCTGCATACTCAATATATTGTGCCATGGACTTGATGGAGTACTATGACTTTTGTGCCGAACAACAGTTGGATATTTTTTGGTGTGAATTGACCAATCCTTGGGACCTAGATATAAGGCGTCAGACTATGCATCTGCGACAACTTGCCATAGCAGAAATTGATCGAGTGGTGGCTAAATATCGGGATCAACCGCAACTGAGCACAGATGTGCTTGAAAGATATCGTGCCACGTTAACGGACAACAGTTATCTAAACAATCAAGATTTTGTGCCAGATATTTTGACTTGGCACCAAGATATTGAAACAACACTGAAGAAAAACACAAGATTTGTTGACTTGTGGCCCAACCTAGCAAAGAAACTGCATGAATAAAATAAACCGAGCACCACCTTGGCATTTTGGTATGATGTCAAAATATCGCCATCAAACTTTAAAATGGTTGCCAACTGACACTGAAGAAAGTTTTCAGCAACTGATGCAGGTTGAAGAATACCGTGAATATTTTCGCAGAAAAGGCTGGCTTGAACCGGATGCCATAACATACCGTATAAACAGTGAGGGGTTTAGGTCAGAAGAGTTTGATCCGCAAGCACCCAGCATGATATCATTAGGATGCAGCTATACCATTGGCATTGGCCTGCCAGAAGAGTCTACCTGGAGTTATTTGGTCGCACAGACTCTGGGATTGAGAAATTACAATCTAGCCTGGGGAGGCACCAGTGCAGACACTTGTTTTATGCTGGCAGATTATTGGCTACCTGTACTACGACCAAAACTGGTGGTCATGGCAGCGCCGCCCAAACACAGATTTGATTTGGTTTCAGAAAAAGACAACCACAATCACGACACTTATATGCCTGCTAGTGAAATTGGTGGAACTGATCAAGATGGCTTTGTAAAAACTTGGTTTTTGAATGATCGCAATGCAGACTTAAATAATGCACGTAACCGATTGGCAGTTGAAGGCCTGTGCGCTAGACTAGGCATACGGTGTTTGACATACAATGCACATGATTGGTTTGCCAAAAGCCGTGAAGAAGTAGAGTATGCCAGAGATCGAATGCATGCTGGACCACTTGGGCACCAACTATTTGCAGAAAGAATCATAAATGATTTCGCCACCACCAAGTAAGAATTTAGAAACAGTACTGGTCAAAGCACCGCACCGCAAAGAAGTCTACACCGAAGACGAACTAATTGAATTTGCCAAGTGCGCAGACCCTGTGACAGGCCCCTTGTACTTTATGGATAATTTTTTCTACATACAACATCCCACACGCGGCAAGATGTTGTATCATCCATTTGAGTATCAAACCAGACTGATTGAAACATATCACAACTACAGATACAGTATCAGTCTAATGCCTCGACAGACAGGCAAATCAACATCAGCAGCTGGGTACCTGTTGTGGTATGCACAGTTTGTGCCTGACAGCACAATCCTTGTAGCCGCACACAAATACACAGGTGCTCAGGAGATCATGCAACGTATTAGATACGCCTATGAACTGTGCCCAAATCATATCAGAGCAGGCGCCACCAGTTACAACAAAAACAGTTTGGAATTTGAAAACGGGTCACGTATTGTGGCACAGACCACTACAGAAACAACCGGACGGGGTATGAGTATTTCACTCTTGTACGCTGACGAATTTGCGTTTGTGAGACCCACTATTGCTCGAGAGTTTTGGACTTCTATAAGCCCCACACTGGCCACAGGTGGTAAGGCTATTATCACAAGCACTCCCAACTCAGACGAAGATCAGTTTGCGTACTTGTGGAAAGGTGCCAACAAGACCCAAGACGAACATGGCAACACCACAGTATTAGGTATCAATGGATTCCGTGCATTTAGAAGCAACTGGCGTGAACATCCAGACCGTGATGAGACATGGGGTGCAGAACAACTGGCACAACTGGGCGAAGATCGATTCCGACGAGAAATGGAATGCGAGTTTGTTATCAATGATGAAACATTGATTGCTCCTACCAAACTGTTGGACTTAGAAGGGGTAGAACCCAATCGTCGCACAGGACAAGTGCGCTGGTACAAAACACCCAACAAAGACAAAATGTATATTGTGGCCCTGGATCCTAGCCTGGGCACCGGCGGCGACCCTGCAGCCATTCAAGTGTTTGAAGCAGACACCACAGAACAAGTGGCTGAATGGCGACACAACAAAACAGACATTCCCACACAGGTCAAACTGCTGGCAGACATTGTGAATGAATTGCACGAAGTTACCAAAGACGACAAAAAGATCTATTATTCAGTAGAAAATAATACCATTGGAGAAGCTGCGCTGATCAGCATAAACGAGTATGGTGAAGAAAATATTCGAGGTTATTTTCTCAGCGATAACTCAGTAACCGGCAGCACACGCAAGTTCCGCAAAGGATTCAACACCACAAACAAAGCCAAGCTCACTGCCTGCAACAAGTTCAAAATCCTAGTGGAATCCGGGCGCATGCGACTGTACAGCAGACCCTTGATCTCAGAACTCAAAACTTTTGTTGCATCTGGGGGCAGTTATGCTGCCAAACCCGGAGAAACTGACGATCTTGTGATGAGCTCGCTGCTGGTGGTACGCATGCTGATGATGTTGCAAACATATCATGCAGAATTAGACACTCACATGAAAGATCACGGCGATAACATGATTGAACCAATGCCGTTCATTTCTATACTTAGGTAAATATTGTACTATGGCCCAAGAAAATTCAATCTCTCAAGAACTGGCAGACCTGCTGGTCACAAACAACTTTGATCCTGAATATCGTGACGAGGGCGGCAAAAGCAGTGGGCCTGGTGATGCCAACACCATTAGTTTTGATTATCGCAGCACCAGTGGCAACAACTATGGATCTGCTGTGGCAGTGATAGGCGATGACAATGAGCTGATGTTGTTTTTTGGGGACAATCTTGGTCGCAGCATGCAAGACCAAGACAAAGATGAGTGGTTTGGGTTTCTGACTCAGATGCGCAAGTTGGCACAAAGTCACCGTTACAGTTTCAGTCCACAAAACCTCAGCAGGCTCAAGCACTCATTGGCCGGACAGGCAGCAGTCAAGGAAGGCCTGTTTGAAGGCTATTACGGCAGCCGCCGTGAGAGCTTTATAGGTGAACCCACAGATGCCAGAATACTGATCAAGCACAGCAAAATAATTGGCGAAGATGACAAACGTTATCGCTATATCCAAAGCATTTTTATTGAAACTGCCGACGGAGAACGATTCAAACTGCAGAGCAATCGTCTCATACATGGTCGTGCCATGCTGGAACATGTGCGTTCAGGCGGCCGTCCGTATGATGTGCGCGGCAACCATATCAATGAAATGGTTCAAGAACTGGCAGTGTTGTCAAGATTCAATCGCGCCAAGCAACATCATGTGTATGAAGGTGTCACACAAGAACTGGTAGAATCGGCTGCACATTACTATCGCAGCCTTCAAGAAAATCTTAAACGCATATCTTCGTCACGTGGCTATCAAGCATACTTTGAGTCATGGGCACCGGATCAAATTGATCAACAGGAAAGTCTAGTTGAAGACTTAAAAAACATGTTTGTACAACAAACATTGGACACTAGAATAGAAGCAGCATTGCCCACTCTAGCCAAGATACAACAGCAAGGAACCAAAATGAAAGAAGCCGAAATATTTGAAAATTACATGAACCGTTTGAGCGAAGGCACCTGGGCCCTACCTGACACGCCTGAAGCCTATGAAAAACTACAACAGCTCATGTCACGCGAACTCATTGTGGGAGCTGACGCCATGAATGCCACTGAACAGTTGTATGATTTGGTTGGGGATGATGAACTGTTTGACATCCTCAACGACTTGGCTGACAAGAGTCAAGGCCGTGCCAACTGCTGGGACGACTCGGATGTGCAACGCAGACTGGCTGAACTGGGCATTCAAACTCCTCAAAGCACCCAAGCAGAACCTGCTGGTGTGCCACAAGACACAGCACCTGCTGTAAAAGAGCAAGACATGACGGAAGGTTTGGATCCAGAAAAGAAACAACGTCTTAAGGATTTGATCGATCAATATAGAGATGCTACTGATCCAGAAGCATCTTACGAACTCGATGCAGAAGAAGTCATTGCACAAATTCGTCAAGAGTTTGGCGACAGAACTGCTGACAGTGTTGAACAAGGTCCAAGTATGCACTATCCAAGACCGGGGCATTCAATGGGATATGATCCAATGCAATATAAATCAAGTCCTAGAATTACCAAGTCAGGTGTTTTGAACAAACAAGATGTTGGATCCATGAAACGTGATATCAAACAACGATTTAAGCAAGACATGGCAGAAGGTGACAACATGGCTACATTTGAGCAAGATAGTGAATTGGCCGAAATGCTGCGATACGCTGGCGTGCCTGTGAGCGAAGGTGTGTTGACTGATAGTACCGGCAGCACCATGAATCACATACAAGATCGTTTCCGTCGAGACATCAAAGATTTTACCGAAACTGGAGATATGAGTGACGATTTGTATGATGCACTTTATGACTATTACTTTGATGACATGCCCTATGGCACAAAGAAAGCTCGCACAGGTGATCCTCATGAATGGATAGCAGATCGTTTTGCCGACGATCTTGGCATCAATGAAAATCTCATCAGCCCAATGATCATGCCTGTGAGTGAAGGTTCATGCAACATGACCATGGAAGGTTCTTACTGCCCCGAACACGGCCTGGCCGAATGTGGTATGTATGAACAATTTTTATCCGAGCCCATTGCCCCAAAACCAGATCCAACGCCCGATGTTAATTTTGTCACCAGTCCACCTGTGCCACCAAAATTTACAAACCAGACTGCCACTGGCAAAGTTGATTACAGTATAGCGCCAAAACTTACCAAGGCCCAAGGCCTTGGTAATAAACTTGACATGGACGAAGACGGAGGTGCAGTGGGCATGCCTTACAGCATGGGTGAAGCACAAGCACCACAGGATCCAATCAACTCAAACTCAGCAATGACCGGTTCATACTACGAAGGCAAAGAAACGGACATTCAAGAAGGCGATGCACTTCTGGCAAGAATAAAATCATTGGCTTTGCTCAGATGATATAAATACACTTGACACGTAGACAAAAAGCGCATATACTACTACAGTGTTTGCGCTTTTTTGTTTGTGAGTCACAGGCAACCAAGATCTAAACATTTAGATAGGCAACATAACATAGGCAACTTACTAAGGAGAAAAACTATGGCATCATTAGCAGAAATCAGAGCAAGACTACAGGCAGCAGAGGGCAACAAAGGTGGCGGACAAACGGGTGGAGACAACTCCATTTACGCCCACTGGAACATGGAAGAAGGACAAAGTGCAACACTGCGATTCCTTCCCGATGCAAATACAAAAAACACATTTTTCTGGCAAGAACGAGCGATGATTCGTTTGCCTTTCGCTGGCATCAAAGGCGAAGGCGATTCCAAACAAGTGTACGTGCAAGTACCTTGTGTGGAAATGTGGGGCGATGCATGCCCCATCTTGGCAGAAGTACGCACCTGGTTCAAGGACAAGAGCCTTGAAGAAATGGGTCGCAAATACTGGAAGAAACGTAGCTACATTTTCCAAGGCTTTGTGCGTGAGAACCCACTAGCCGACGACAAGAGCCCAGAGAATCCCATCCGACGTTTTATCATTGGACCGCAAATCTTTGCCACCATCAAAGGTGCACTGATGGATCCTGAGCTTGAAGAAATGCCCACAGACACTCTGCGTGGCTTGGACTTCCGTGTGTCAAAGACCAGCAAGGGCGGCTACGCTGATTATTCAACCAGCAAATGGGCACGTAAAGAGTCTACACTCACAGAAGCTGAACAGGCCGCAATTGCCACACATGGCTTGTTTGACTTGAGCACATTCCTGCCCAAGCGACCAGGTGATGTGGAGTTGAAGGTGATCAAAGAGATGTTTGAGGCCTCAGTAGATGGGCAACCATACGACACAGAACGTTGGGGTCAATACTTCCGTCCTGCAGGTGTGCAAGCACCAGGCGGTGCCGGAGTCGCACATGTGGATGAGGACGCACCTGCACCAGCAGCCAAGCCTGTACTCAAAGTGGCAGCACCTGCACCAGCAAGTGACTTTGACGAAGACGATGTTCCTGCAGCAGCCGCGCCAGTGGCCAAGCCTGCAGCCTCAGGACAAAATGCCCAGGACATCCTGGCCATGATCCGTAGCCGTCAAGCCAAGTGATAGTAAATGGATCTGAGGCAACTCAGATCCATTTCAATTAAACAAATGAAATTTTCTTTAGTATTCGATAAGTCAGGTGATAGTTTGCCATTTGAAGTTGTGGCTAATCATGAACTTTTTGATTTTTTTGTAGGTCAAGCAAACCAAAAACAGCAAAACAGTTTTTCGAACAATAAGGCATTGTTCAACGAACTTGATAAAAAAATTACACATCTACATTGGGCTATATCAAAGACCAATGAAGTATTGTATGATTTAATTGGCAAATCGTTTGATCAACACACTGATTTAGAAAAATATCTAGATCAAAATTTCTTAAACAAGACTCATTCAGACTGGGTGTTTTCTCAATACAATAACGTTGACATTGATGCACTTAGATACAGCACAAACTCAAACCAGGCCAAGCTAGGTAACCATTTGCATGAATTGTACCCAGATGAAATTCGAGTTGTTAAAACTGCTCTAGCAATGGAAAAGCTAGGATACATATATCCATATGAGGAAGTAAATTTAGGAGTCCATCGTTTAGAAACTGCTTTCAATAAACAAAATTTAGAGTTTAGTGCAGATAACAAATGGGACGTATTTGACAATCCGTTTATTGATAGTATAATATCAAATAACAATGTGACAAATTTTATTTTTGGATACACATATGTTGGACGACAGTATTACAACAAGTTTGAATTCTTTGATGATAATTTAACATATTCTGATCACTACAATTATGAACAGTTGGAATTTTCGTTTCAGTTAAATTTACAAAAACCTCAAACTATTCCTTACAGCCGGGAAGCAATAGCATGGGCAAACACACATGGTGTACCGTTGATAACTGATCAACTGCCTATTGCTAATATTGTGGACATTTCAGAAAACTTATTTGAATACAGAAAAGTTTTACTTAGAAATTCTCGAGATAACAATCGAGCAAGTATTAAATTTTAAAGGACAGACATGGGAAAACCATTTGACGTAAGCAAATTCCGCAAGGACATTACCAAAAGCATTGAAGGCCTCAGCATTGGATTCAATGATCCAACAGATTGGATTAGCACAGGCAACTTTGCATTGAACTATCTCATCTCAGGAGATTTCAATCGAGGCATTCCCTTGGGCAAGATCACAGTGTTTGCCGGCGAATCTGGCGCAGGCAAGAGTTATATCTGTTCAGGCAACAT